ATAAAAATGAAAGATAAATATATACAACATTTAATTAATAAGGTTATTAATGAAGCTCCTGTTGATTATGGGGATTATCCTGAAAGAATGCACCCAAAAACTCAAAGTAATATTGAGGACCCTGAAAAAAACTTATACGGTAAAAATAAGGCGTTTAAAGGTGGTACATCAGATGTTGAAAAAATGACATCTACCAGATTTAAAGATATTGTTGATTACGTTAAACGTTATTATGGTATTGTTGACGATCAAGGTAGACCAAACAAAAGTATTAACATTACAGACCAAAGAGTTAAATACGGTATTCAAGTGGAACAGATGAAAGCCGTACAAGAGGTTATGAGACTTGAAGGTCCTAAAAAAGACGAATTAAAAGATTTGGCTTTAGAAATTGCAGCAAAGGAAGAAGGTTGGTTACCATATAGTAAAACCTTAGAAGATGCAATTGATGAAGGAATGGTAGAAAAAGAACTATCACGAGGTGCTGGTACAAAATACAAATTTGAATTTGTTAATGTATTAACGTTCTTAAATGAAGAAAAAATTAATCCTAACCAATTCCAAATGGAAAAGGAAGAGGAACCTGAATTTGAAATTCCGGCAAATTTCTCATTTGATGTTGATGAATTAACACCACAAGAGGAGTTTCAACTTGAGGTTGAAAAAAGAAACGTTATTAACGCGATTATTCAAGGTAAAGGTAAAAAAGGTCAATTTGCGTTTCAAGCATTTAAAGATAGATTAGATGAAATTGACCCTCGTTTCTACCCACTTTATAATAAAATTATGTCAGCAAATGACTTAATGTATTTTACCGATGAAGACTTGATTGAAGCTATGGGCGGAAACGCAGCAGGTTCATCAGGTGTTGAGGAGGATGGTGATGACGAAGATAGAGATATGGTTATCGCCAATGGACTTATATTCCCAATCTTATTACACGAATTAGTTAAAGGTTTTGCTGCGATCCCAACAAGAGAACAATGGAGAGGAATGGATCCGGGGAAAGCTCAGGATGTAATGGGTCAAACAGATGTATTTTCAAATGAACCAATGCAATTTAGAGTTGGTGGTGAATTAATTACAAAATTAAGATTCTTATTACCTGATGACCTAACGGTTAATGTTGAAAACAGAGATTTGTTACCATTCTTTGAAAGATTACTTTACGCAGTTCCTGCTGAAGAATTCTTAAAAGAAATTATGGCAAATGTTGTATCTGAAAACCCAAGTGATAACAATAAAGCAAAACGAAAATTCAATGAGTTATTAGTTAAAGCTAAAGAAGACTATAAGAAGTTTAAAGAAGATAGAGGTGATGACTATGATGATGAAGATGAAGATGATGACATCTTATCTAAATTAGGTTTCTAAACTAAACTACAAACACTTAAAACCCCCTTTTATGAAAATAACTGGGGGTTTTGATATTTATATAGAAATGTCTTATGGGTTTAACTAAAGAACAGGTAATGTTAGAATACGTAAAGTGTATGAAAGATACTCCATACGCATTAAAAACATATTTACAGACATACGATAACACCGTTTCAAAATACGTACCATTGGAGCTATTCCCCGATCAGATATCGTTATTAAATGACTATGAGGAATATGAAGAGAATATTGCACTAAAATATCGTCAGGCGGGTGTATCCACCGTAACTGCGGCATGGATATCAAAAAAATTAGTATTTGCAAAAAAAACACAACCTGAAAAAATCCTTATTATCGCTAATAAATTGGATACATCTATGGAGATGGCAAATAAGATACGTGCGTTTGTTGATCAATGGCCAAATTGGGTTGGATCAGGATTCTCAAATGATAAGAATTCACAAAAACATTATAAATTAACAAATGGATCTGAGGTAAAGGCGGTAGCAACATCAAAAGATGCCTTGCGTGGTTTTACCCCTACAATACTTGTATTTGACGAGGCGGCGTTTATTGAAGCCGACAGTGACTTCTGGGCGGCTTGTATGGCATCCTTATCCACAGGGGGTAAGGTAATTGTGGTTTCAACACCAAATGGATACGATCCAATTTATTATGAAATATATGATCAGGCGTTAAAAGGAATGAATAATTTTAAAATCTCTGAGATGTTTTGGTACCGAGATCCAAGATATTCAAAAGATTTATATTTGGTTCCGACTGAGGATTTAGTTAAATATCTTTTAAATAAAGAAGAACACGACCTCAGTAAACACATATCGTTTGAACATATTAACCCATACCACAGAAATTATAAGGAGTTAGATGACTACTTTAAAAAAGGTTATAAACCATGTTCTACTTGGTATGAGAAAATGGTTAAAAAACTTAAATACGATAAGAGAAAGATTAACCAAGAGTTAAATTGTGAATTTTTAGGTTCGGGAGATAACGTATTTGAGAATAGCCAATTAGAATATATTAAAGATAATACTATTATGGACCCCACAGGTAAACTGATGGGTAATTCATTATGGATGTGGAAAGAACCTGTACCTGAACATAAGTACATTATGGGTGTGGACGTTTCTCGTGGGGATAGTGAAGACTTTTCGTCTATACAAATTATAGATTTTGATGAAAGAGAACAAGTATTTGAATATGTTGGTAAAATACCACCTGACGCTCTTGCCGAAATTGCATATAAATGGGGTATGATGTATAACGCATTTGTTGTTGTGGATATAACAGGTGGTATGGGAATTACCACCGTTAGAAAACTACAGGAACTTGGATACAAAAACCTATATGTTGAAGGTATTGATCAAACAAATATTTGGTCATATAATTCAAAATTGGCAGAAAAAATACCGGGATTAAATTTTAACAATAAACGTGTACAAATTATTGCATCATTTGAAGAATATGTGAGACATAAGTTTAAGATACGTAGTGTGAGGTTATATAACGAAATGAACACCTTTATTTACCTTAATGGTAGACCTGACCACCAAAGAGGTCAACATGATGACCTTATCATGGGCATTTCCATGGCAATATATGTTGGAGAATCATCTTTCACTAAATTAGAAAAGGTTGTTGAAAGAACAAAAATAATGTTAGAATCTTGGACAGTTGTTAGTGATAATACGGCAAGACAACAAACACATTTTGACCCAGTTATTCCAAATACTAACGTAAAACATGATAGATGGTCAAGAGATGCAGGACCATCAAAAGATGATTACATTAAATATAATTGGTTATTCGGTAATAGATAATATTTAAAGATATGGGACTTACAACAAGAAAAAAATCAGGTAATATAATCGGGGGATCACGACTTGTGGTACCAGGTCAGCCTATTTATAGTGTGAAAGTAAATGACCCTTCATTTAATAGTAAGGGGGATAAAAGTAATGGTCAACAACCTAACAATGACAAAAAGTAAAATGAGTGAAATGTTTAGTATTGACAAAAAATTATTAAATTTTTAATATGGAGCAAAATAATAGTAATAATAACAACAATAATAATAATAACGTTAATGATTTAACGATATGGCAGAAGTTATCAAAAACTTTTGGGCCTAACTCGTTATTAGGAATGGATTATCCTACATATAAGTTGGATAAACAGGTCATACTTAAAACTACAGATAAGAGAGAGTTTGAGAAAGAAAAATTGCAACTTCAACAAACACAATTCTTAAACAACCAATGGGCTAAGATTGAAAACAATTTATATACCCAAGCAATTTATTATGAACCAAATAGAATTGCGTCATTCTATGATTATGAATCAATGGAGTATACTCCTGAGATTTCAACGGCATTAGACATTTATTCTGAAGAATCTACCACACCTAATCAGGATGGTTATTTATTACAAATTTACTCCGAATCAAAAAGAATTAAAAGTATCTTGGTTGATTTATTTGTTAACAACTTAGATATCAATACTAACTTACCTATGTGGGTTAGAAATACTTGTAAATACGGTGACAATTTTGTTTACCTGAAATTAGATACGGAAAAAGGAGTTACGGGATGTATCCAATTACCTAATATTGAAATTGAAAGATTGGAAAGAGGTATGGAATCAAGAACCGTAAATTCAACCCCGAATCCAAACGATAAAGGATTAAGATTCCATTGGAAAGTAAAAGATATGGAATTTAATACTTGGGAAATTGCGCACTTTAGATTACTTGGTGATGATAGAAAATTACCTTATGGTACATCAATGTTAGAAAAGGCTCGTCGTATTTGGAAACAACTTTTATTGTGCGAAGATGCGATGTTAATTTACCGTGTATCAAGAGCACCTGAAAGAAGGGTTTTTAAAGTCTTTGTTGGTAATATGGATGATAAAGACGTTGACGCATACGTACAAAGAATAGCATCTAAATTTAAAAGAGACCAAATATCTGACCCTAAAACAGGGAATGTAGATATGAGATACAACCAATTGGCGGTGG